CACGTTGATGCTGATTCACCCTTTATTAGTCCAGGTCAGCCGGGGGCTAATTGAAGAAGGCACTTAAAGGGGCAACCAAGCCGCGCTTGCAGAATGCGCCGCTTAAAGGCAAGACCAGATTGCCTGAGGTCAAGAAGTTTCTTGATGATCTAAAGCTAGAACTGCTGCCTTGGCAAGAATATGTGCTAAAAGACTTGCTGGCAGTAGATAAGGCTGGCAAGTGGCGTAGAAAGACAAGCTTGCTCCTAGTAGCACGTCAGAATGGTAAAACACATCTAGCACGGATACGCATCTTGGCTGGCTTGTTTGTTTTTGGTGAAAAGAATATAGTGGCTATGTCATCTAACAGGGGTATGGCTTTAGATACCTTTCGCAAGGTAGTTGAAGTTATTGAGGATAATCCAATGTTGATGGCTCAGGTAAAGCAGATCCGCGTGGCCAATGGCCAGGAATCAGTTGAGCTTCTTAATGGGGCTCGGTATGAGATAGTCGCGGCAACAAGAGATGGCAGCCGTGGTAAGACGGCGGATTTGCTTTACATTGATGAATTACGTGAGATAGATGAAGATTCTTGGACAGCAGCTAAGCCGATTACTAGGGCTAGGCCAAATAGTCAGATATTTATGACTAGTAACGCCGGAGATGCCTATTCCAGCGTATTGAATGACTTACGATCTAAAGCATTGTCATATCCACCGCCTACAATGGGATATTGGGAATACAGCGCAGATGATTTTGCCAAAATAACCGATAAGAGCGCCTGGTATCAGGCTAACCCAGCATTGGGCTATTTGATTGATGAATCAACGATTGAAGAAGCCATCGCAACATCTAGCGTTGAAGCTACACGCACAGAAACGCTTTGCATGTGGATTAGTGCGCTGAAATCGCCATGGCCACATCAAGCATTTGAAGATTTAGGCTTTGCTGAGCTAAAACTAGAGCCAGGCAGGCTGACTATATTTGGCATGGACATATCGGTAAACAAAAAGATGGCAAGCCTAGTTGCAGGCCAAATTATGGATGATGGCAAGGTTGGTGTTGGCGTTATAGCACAATTTGAAAGCCAAGTAGCCATAGATGAACTAAAAATGGCTATTGAAGTCAATGAATGGGCTAAGCAATACAAACCTAGAATGATTTGCTTTGATAAGTATGCCACCATGAGCGTTGCTGAGCGATTGAGCCAATCAGGCCACAAGATTCAGGATATGTCGGGAACTGTGTTCTATCAGGCTTGTTCTGATCTCTATGACAGCATAGTTAACTCTAGAATTGTGCATGCAGGGCAACAAACGCTAGTTGATAGCATGAATAACTGCGCGGCTAAAGAATCGGATGCCGGATGGAGAATCGTGCGCCGTAAATCTGCCGGGGATGTGTCTGCTGCCATCTCATTAGCCATGGTGGTGCATCAATTGCTAAAGCCACAAAGCAAGCCACAAATCTATGTCTGAAATGGTAGGAATGTCTGATTTGTGTGCTATCATTAAACGATGGGTCTATTAGATCGTTTTCGCCCTGCAAAAATAGAGGCGCAACTTGCACCGCCGTTAATGACGGATTCTTTTAATTATTTTTTACCATTAGCATTTAATCCAGTTGGTCGTGAAGAAGCTATCAGCGTTCCAAGCGTTGCTAGATGCAGAAACCTTATTGCAGGAACTATCGCAACATTTCCGCTTTGCTTATACAAGAAAAGCACAGGCGAAAAGCTAGGCAAGCCACTATGGCTAGAGCAACCAGCATCAGCTCAGCCAATATCTGTAACATTAGCTTGGACAGTAGATTCACTATTATTTTTTGGTGTTGCATATTGGCGCGTAACTGAAACTTATTTTGATGATGGTAGACCTGCAAGATTTGAATGGATTGCACCTGGTCGCGTGTCATTTGATAGCGATCCTGTAACACAATACATAACACGTTATTACATTGATGGCAAAGAAGTGCCAATGTCTGGCCTTGGCTCTTTAATTACATTCCAAGGTTTAGATGAAGGCGTTTTAGCACGTGGCGCAAGAACATTAAGAGCTGCAATTGATTTAGATAAATCAACAAGCGTTGCAACTGCCACACCAATGCCTTCAGGTGTCATTAAGAACACCGGAGCAGATTTAAGCAAGGAAGAAGTAGATGCCATATTGGCAGCTTGGAAGTCGGCACGATCACAGCGCGCAACAGCCTATCTGACTAGCACTTTAGATTACGTGCCGACTAGTTTTAGTCCTAAGGACATGGGCTATGTTGACTTAATACAAAATATGTCAACGCAAGTAGCGCGTTTAATGAATGTGCCTGCATATTACATAAGTGCAGATATGAACAACAGCATGACCTATGCCAACGTGCAAGATGAACGCCGTCAGTTTGTTTCTTTATCACTAGCGCCATTTTTACACGCCATTGAAGGCAGACTAAGCATGAATGACATTACAGCATCAACTAACATTGTTAAGTTTGATGTTGAGGATGCTTTCTTGGCTGTTAATGCAATTGAACGCTTAACTGTGATTGAGAAAATGCTTTCACTTGGTTTAATTACAGTAGAACAAGCCATGGAAATGGAAAACCTATCACCGAATGGAAATGAAAATGCACCTAACATTTACTAGCGATTTAGAATGCTCAATTAGTGAGCGCACCATCTCTGGCAAAATTGTGCCGTTTGATGGTGAGATTGGGCAGACATCTGCTGGCAAAGTTGTATTTGAAAAAGGATCAATTGAGATTCCTGACAGCCCTAAGCCAAAGCTTTTGCTAGAGCATGATGCAAAGAAGCCAATTGGTCGCATGGTGTCTTACAGAGAAGATGAAGATGGCATGTATGCCACATTCAAGATTAGCAACACGACACGCGGAAACGATGCGTTGATAGAGGCAAGTGAGCAACTTAGATCCGGTCTGTCTGTCGGAGTTGAAGTAATTGATGGCAAGCGCGATGGTGGCGTTTATCGTGTGCTAAAAAGCAAAATGGAAGAAACAAGTCTTGTTCAAGCTGCTGCGTTTAAGAGCGCGGAAGTTTTGAGCGTTGCTGCATCTGAAGATGATGCTGCAAAAGAAATAACAACCCAAAACGAAAGCGAGGCCGATGTGGAAGACACATCAAACGCCGTAGCCGTTGCGCCTGAGGTTGAAGCCCCTGCGGTGGAAGCTTCGCGCCCAACAGTTACAGCACCAATTTATGCCAAGCCACGTTTAGAGTTCACTAAGGCTAAATACCTAGAGAACACCCTACGTGCAAAGTTCCTTGGCGATGAAGATGCAGCGATGTATGTTCGCGCTGCCGATAACGAAACTACAACTGCACCTGGCATGGTTCCAACCCGTCAGCTAACAGAGATTATTAACCCACTATCAAATGCAGACCGCCCAATGATTGATTCAATCAGCCGTGGAACTCTGCCTGATGCTGGTCTTGTATTCCAGATTCCTAAAGTAACTGCTGTGCCAACAGTAGATCAGATTGATGAGAATCAAGCAATTGCTGATTCACAACTAACTGCATCCTTTATTAACGTTGATGTTAAGCCATTCAAAGGCCGCGCTATTACAACTGTTGAGCTAATTGATCGTTCAAGCCCAGCATTCTTTGATGAGCTTGTTCGCCAAATGGAGTTTGCATACGCAAAGGAAACTGATTACTACGTAACATCCGAAGTTGCAAACGATGGCGTTTTGAACGCAACTGCAACATCTGAGGATAAGACAGGTCTTTTGACTTACATCGCAAACGCAGCAGGCGCAATCTACAAGGGAACACTTGGCTTTGCTCGCAACATTGTGGTTTCACCAGAACAATGGGCAAAGATTATGTCCTATGAAGATGGTGGAAGACCAATCTACATCGCATCAAATCCACAGAACAATGGTGGCGTTCTTTCACCTGATTCTGTTTCAGGAACTGTTGCAGGATTAACCTTGCGTGTCAACCGCCAAATTAGCGGAACTGGCGCAACAGGTCTAGGCGATTACTCAATGGTAGTTGTCAACCCAGATTCATATCAATGGTTTGAATCACCACGCTTCCAGCTTCGCACAAATGTAAACAGCGATGGCACAATTGACTTGCTGTATTACGGCTATGGTGCATTAGCTACCAAGGTTGGCGCTGGTGCAAACTGGTTCAACAAGTCCTGATCTAACTAACTAGATCGTAGAGTTACCCCGGCGCACAGCCCTTGCG